GCTGCTTCCACCAGTAACACTGTTCTTAGCAATATCCTGAGATACTTCTCTAGCAAAACCAGCACCTGGTCTATCCCAATTGCCATCACATAAAGCTTGGATACCAGCAGAGATCTTATACTCTCTGTTTTCTTTATGGTTAAGTTCAACAGGTGTAACTGTTTCAATTGGTTTTGCACCTAACTTTTCAAGAACATTAGCTCTTGCTTCATTTAGTGCAGTTCCGTTTTCAATCATTTGCTCACCCATTTCTGATAATGAGTGTCTGCTACATAGTGCAGAAATTTCCCTGATTCTTGTACGTTCTTCGCTTTGAGCTTTTTTCTTAGCTTCTGAACGCACAACCTCTAGGTTCTGTTCTTCGGGCATTTGCTTTTTGGGGCTATGGGATTTAGTTGGTACGACAGAAGCCGTATCTGCGTTTTCACGCTTATCATCAATAATAGGATGATTTTTGTCAATAGGCATAGTATCACTATCAACTAGTGACCTACCTATACCTACTGATGTGTCAGCAGGTGTTGCGACAATAGAAACCTCGTAAGGTTGCCAATTTGTCGCTAAAAAGTCATTATCTCTCTCTTTTATGTCATTAATTACATATCCTGTACTGACATTGCGTAAAATGCCGTCTTTTACATCTTGTCTTACTTCTTCTGCAAAACTATTTTTACTAAATCTAACTCTTGAGTAACCTTTCTTTTTCTTCTTATCAACATAAGCACGTTCTACAACACCTATAACTTTATTAGGGTCATGGTTAAACAATAGTGGTGCAGAGTTGTTTAGACGTTCTAAATCCATTGCACCATCATCATGACTAAGCACTTCCATGCCAAAGTTACGAGCTACTGGGAACTCACTTGAGAAAGCAAATTCATAAACTCTTTCGTCTTTTTCTGCAAAGGTAGTTTCGCCACTACGTTTGTAACATTCTGTAACACTTCTGATAGGATCTATCTTTGTTAATGTGCTAAATCTATGACCTGCATATATATCAGTTGATTCGCCATCTCTATAAATTTGAATTAACGCTGCTGGATCATCCGCTGTTCCGTTAATAACAAATTCAGAGCTTGGTACATCAATCTGACCATCTCTTTCAATTCTTGTAATTTTACCTCTAGCTGTTCCACCAGAAGCATTCCAACGTACAAAATCTCCAGTTTTTAAAGCATCTGGTGCTGCTCTTTTCTTAGTTTTAGTCACAGGCATAGAACGTAGCTCCTTTATTCTAGCGGATTTTGGATCTGAAAAACTTTTTCCAGCATCACCGCCCCATGCTGCCCATGCTACACGACCTTTTGACGGATAGCCATCCTCACCTGGACTAAACCCTTCTGCTTTTTTGTCTACTTCATGCCTTGCAAACCATGCAGACATTTCAACAACAACTTGTGGACTTAGCTCACTACCACTAAGTATTTGAGTAGCTCTTCTTGCTGCTACTTCTGTCCCACCAGCTTCTCCTTCTTTTTTCCAATCTTTATATCTTTGTGCTTCTTCTTTCATTCCAGAAGTTGGCATTAAATCTATTTCTGTACCATTAATAGTTGCCACTTGCTTCCTCCGATATGTTTTCGGCATCTTCGCCTGTCGGTCTTAAAGTATCACCAAAAGGATCAATTGAACCTACTGGTTTAAATTGTGAACCACCTGATTGTGTTGTTGCACTTGGATCAGAATCCGTAACAATATTCATCTCATCTAATCTTGCTAATTCTGATTGTCTCTGTACAAGAAGTTCATCTACATCACCACCAGATTCTGCAATACATTCTGATAATGTTTTAAATCCAGACCTTACTGCATCTTTCATCGCAGCTACTTCTTTTTGTGGGTCAACATAGCTATAGCCTCTACAAACCCATCTAACCTTTTCGTATCTTTCTGGTTCTGTCTCGTAGGTAGGAAGTTGCAATGCATTATTCATAACAGCCATCTCTAACCACGCCTCATATATTGGCTGATAAAAATTTTCTTTTAACATCTGCTGTATTGTTCTCCAATGATCTCTGTCTTGAATCATTGCTAGACGACTAGAACTATAGTTTGACTGAGAATAATCAGATGAAATTGCTTCAAAACTACAACCTAAACCACTTGCCATACTGCGAAGCATTGTACGAACAAAAGGATCAAACTCTCCATTAGGACTATCCATATCAGGTATCGTTACTGAAGCTCCTGGTTCAAGGTATTTAAACTGACCTGGTTCAAAGCTAGTTACTCTGTCGTAGTCATAAACTTCACCACCTGCATCTAATTCTCCTTCTGGTGTTTCAATAAAGCCCATTAAAGCACTAGATGCTCTAGCCCTTATTAAACTTGCCTCTATATATCCGTCTAGCTGATGTAGGTGACTAATAGCACTAGCTAGAAATGGAACACCACGATGTTGACCAGGTCTTTGTGGCATAAATAAATGTATTACATCTTTTGCTGGCACGATAATATGTTTTTTCATCCCAAGAGGAGCAGTAAAATTACTATCTCCAGGATGTTTTGTTAAGAAAGCATAATTAACAGCACGTTGATATTGATCCATCTCAATACCTAACCGCCATGTATTTGTTGGTTCGGTAAGTTTTCCTTTGTAATCTTCATCTAACTGATCTGCCTCTATTACTTCTAATGCGATGGGAACTTTACTTCTACCAAACTGTTTACGATGCATAATTACAAAACTTTCACCACTCTCTATCATTGATCTGACTACTAGTCTTTCCAACTCAGAAAAACATAGGACACCTCTTACATCACAACTATCTTTCCTACCCCACATAGACCATTGCGTTTCTATCTGTTCATTTATCTGTGTATATAAATCACCTGTTCTTCTTTTTCTTGTTTGTACCTGCAACCTAACGCCAGTACCAACAATTTGATTAGTAGAATATCTGATTGCCTGTGCAGCATAATTATTGTTACGAACAAGATCATGAACTCTTGATCTTAATCTTGTTATTCCTTGTTTCCATTCTTGATCAGCAGAAGTTTGATTAGTAACCCATGAAGCAGTATTTCGATCTATTCTTGCACCAGAATATGCTCTTCTCTTTGGTTTTGTTTGTTTTTGCTCAAAAACCTCTTGATTTGAGGTAAAAAAGCCTTTCCATGCGTTAACTAATCCCATTTAGACTCCTAAAAACGTACATAAAGGTTTTTGGGATCACCTAACCCCTGTGCTATTAGTGAAGCACGTTGCTCACTTTTAACAATACTTTTTAGTTGACTTTCCCTTGCAATTAACACAGGTAAATCAAGACGTTTAAAAGTACGATCTCCAATAGTGTATTCTTTTGCCTTATCTGTGACAATAGCTCTGATAGCTGCTGTTATGTTATCCAAATCAATTTGTGCTTGTGTTCTGTTATCTATAGCTCCAGGTGTACCAGAATATTGTAAAGATTGCTTAACTTCTAACTCCCCTGTAGCTATTTCAAAAACTTTGCCACTGTTAAATGCTCTTGCAGCCCAAAACCAATCACCTGCATTAAAATTAGCAGATACAGTCGCAGTAATTGTAAATTGCCAACCTGTACTTCCAGAATATTGTGTGCCAGCTACTGTATGACCTTGACTTGCTGTATTTGTACGTAAATAATATTCTAATGTCCAATCAGGACTTGTAATATTGTTATTTATTCCAGCAGTTGTAGACTCGTCTACCCATTCAATAGTAGTACCAGCAACTATAACACTAGGTATATCAGATTTAAACATAGTAAAGCTTACCAATTGGTAACATAATCAGATTGTACTATCTTTTGCTTTATTCTACCTTTATTTTGTTTAGATTCACCACTTTGTTCTTTATATCGTTTCTCTAATTGATTCCATAATGTTCTACGATCATAAATTTGATACAAACGATGTAATGCAGCATATGCATAAACCATTTCATCTAATGCCTCATTTCTTACACCACTTTTTTTAACCCATACCCGATCAAACTGATATCCATTACGTTGTTTTCTGATTTCTCTTTCTGCTGTTAATTCTTCAAAATAATCAGAAGTTATAGTTGGATAAAAATGCAAAGCACCTTTACCTGGCTCTGCTTCTTTTAATCTGCGATGCATTTGTGTCTTAATTTTATTAACAGCGACTGAAAACAACTGAACACTACCTTTTCTAGTTTTTCCTTTAGATCCATAATCTATTTTGTTTGGTTTGCTTAGAAAAGATTCATTCCTAAGTTTGCCAACACCTTTTATAGCAATCATTCCTAACTTAGCTCTTTCTCTTACATATCTATAGACCTCATCAGTAAAATGACCACCAGTATCTATTGCAGCTACTTCAATACGCATCTTTATACCATTTACATTTGTATAAGGTGTTTGTAATATTTCATCTAGCTGTTGCCAAACATCAGGTCTTGATGGCGAACCATATATTTTTACTCTGTCTAATAAATAAAACTCTTCTTCCCTACCAGCACCCCAAACAGACAAACTTAATCTGTCATCTTGCGTATCAATACCAGCTAACAATACAAGAACATCTTCTGGTGGAATCCCTTTTTCATATTCTTCCTTACTAGCTTTTTCCATCAAGGCATTAGCACCAACCTTAGATTCATATTCATCAGCCCAGACTTCACCCAAAACAGTGTTAATAAACGTGCGTAATTGTTCTGGATTATCCTTTGATGCCATCCATTCTTCCGCTAAATTAGACCATGATGCATTTGGTGAATACGAATAACCTGCCCAAATATGAAAACCAACGTGTTTACCATTACCTTCAGCAGTAGCTCGCCATTCACCTCTTTCTACCATCCATCGTTTTTTACTGTGAGGTATAAAAACACCGCATGATTTGCACGCATATGCAGCGGTATTTAGGTCATTTCCCTGCCATTTGATGTTATCCCAGACAAAATACTGCATTTCACCGCATTCTGGACATGGACAAAAGTATCTACGTTGATCAGATTCACTAAATAGCTTTTCTATACGAGAAAAGTCCTCAACAGTAGGTGTTGACCCTGCAACTATCTTTTTATTCCAATACCACTCTGCCCTTCTTATACCTAGCTTTATCTGATCTCCTTCTGTACCTGCTGAAGGTGGATAGCCATCTACTTCATCAAATAATACAATACGTCTACTAACTCTTCTAAATCCACGAGCAGAATTAGCACCGACAAGACCAAGAGTGCCACCAGGAAACTTTTTCTGCAATAAAGTATTCTCTCCATCCTTAGATTTAGGGTCACTTACTAAACCTTGTAGACAAGGAGTATCTCTTAACATCGGGCTGATCTCTTCTTTAGAATATCCAGTAGCATCTTCAATAGTTGGCTGTACAATCATCATCGGACATGGATCTTGATGAATGTGATATCCAATAACATGATTAAGAATTTTAGAATATCCAACCCTTGCTGATTTCATTACTGTCACTTGCTCAATACTAGGATCAGTAATTGCATCCATAATACCTTTTTGATATGGCAACGTACGCCATCTACCGCCCTCTGCTGAACTTTCAGCGGAAAGATATGCATATTCATCTGCCCATTCACTAAGGCTTAGTTTTTTAGGAGGACGAAATGCTTCAAATGCTAATTGTTCTAACTCAAAAAGATTTGTCATGCAGCCTGTGTATTAGCTATCTCTTCTAAAGATTCTCTGACAATATCTTCTAAACAATTCATAGCAGAAACATCCAACTCTGGAATACGTTGTTTTGCCTTACTTGGAATACCTAGCACTTTGTTCTTAGCAATAGATATAACCTCTAACCATTTTGCTTGCACCTGTTTACTATCAACAAGCTGTTGTTCTTTCTGCTTGCGTTCTATCTCTAACAACTCAGCCTTAAGATGTTCTGTCCTTGCACGACTTTCTTCATAAGCAGGGATGTTACTAGAAACAGCCTTCTGTCTTGGCTTGTGATAATTATTAACCTTTTTCATTTGATTAGGATGATATGTCTTCTCCCAATCAGACTCAAATGCATCTTTATCTAGCATTACCTTCCCATCATTATCAACAACTGGCGTTACCCTTCCTTGATTTATTGCTTTATATACCGCCTGTGGGGTTACGTTTTTTAATCTTGCTGCTTCTGACCTACTAATAAGTGCCATGCAATTTTTGTAACTTACTTAAGGTTACATTAGCAAAACATTTGTGTTCGTGGTATAATTCCGCATTTTTATTGAGAAATATTTGCTTATTGAGAATACATTTTGTAACCAAATTGTTATATTGGGCGATTTTGTAACTACATTGTAAATTTTGTGCCTAGTAAAATTTTGGGGCTGGAAACAATC